GTAGGAGTATACAGACTATGGCAAGAAAACTTTACGAATACATGGGAGCAGACCAAGCAGGTCTGCGCCTATTAGAATCAGAAGATGGAAAAGACTTGGTTATGGCCGGTCTTTTCATTCAAGGTGAAGTAAAGAATCAGAATGGTAGAGTATATCCTAAAGAGGAAATACGAAATGCTGTAGAGAGTGTACGAAAGAGACTTTCGACAGGCGAAACTGTGTTGGGAGAATTAGACCATCCAGAAGAGCTACAGATTAACCTAGACCGAGTAAGCCACATCATTACAGACATGCATTGTGATGACGCGGACGGTATGGGCAAGTTAAAAATCATAGATACACCTATGGGTAACATTGCAAGAAGCCTTTTAAAGGCTGGAGCAAAACTGGGTGTTAGTAGTAGAGGCAGTGGTAATGTTAACGAAAGTGGTCGTGTAAGCGACTTTGATATTGTTACTGTAGACATTGTGGCCCAGCCCAGTGCACCAGATGCTTATCCTAAGACAATCTATGAATCATTATTTAACATGAGAGGCGGAGAAGTTATATTTAATACAGCTTCAGCCGTAACACACGATAAAAGTGCAGAAAGACATTTGATGAATCAGATCACTAGCTTCATCAATGAATTAAACAAGTAAGTAGGAGACTACTATGGCAGTGAATTTTAACGAACTACTTGAAGGAACGGAGCTTTCAGAAGAAGTGCGCGGTTCTATTCAAGAAGCCTGGAATAGCAAACTGTCAGAAGCAAGAGAAACACTTACTGCGGAACTACGTGAAGAATTTGCACAACGATACGAGCACGATAAAGGCTTGATTGTTGAGGCAATGGATAATTTTATATCTACACGAGTTGAAGCAGAAATTGCAGAACTTGCAGAAGACAGAAATGCTCTTGCAGAGCAACAGGTTAAGTATCGCAAGGCTGTCAGTGAACATGCTAAACTACTTGACACTTTTGTAACACAAGCGGTTGCAAAAGAGGTTAAGGAATTAAGGGCAGATCGTAGTCGTGTAACAGAGCACGTTTCAAAATTAGACAATTTTGTAAGCGAGCAATTAGCCGAAGAGCTAAAAGAGTTCCACGAAGACAAGAAAGCCTTAGTTGAGCAAAAAGTTAGAATGGTAAGAGAAGGCAAACAGCAATTAGCTGGAGCTAAGAAAGACTTTATTTCTAAAGCCGCTATGAAAGTAGAAGGCGTTATTAACAAGGTCATTAGCGAAGAAGTTAAATCTTTCCGTAATGACATCACAGCAGCTCGCGAAAATGATTTTGGACGAAGAATTTTTGAAGCCTTTGCCAATGAGTATAACAGCAGTTATCTTAATGAAGCAAAAGAAATCAAGCAAGTCCAGAAAAAATTAGCCCAAGTGGAAAAAACACTTAGCGAATCTAAGCAAGAAATTGCTAAGAAGAACGATGCAGTTAAATTAACTGAATCTAAGTTAAGGGTTGCACAAGATCGTTATTCTCGTACTGAGAAGTTAAACGAAATTATGGCACCACTAGGCAAAGAGAAGAAAGAAATTATGTCAGACTTACTCGAAAGTGTTAAGACAGAGAACTTGCAGAAGCAATTCGACAAGTATCTTCCGTCTGTATTAGATGGCGAAACACCTAGAATTAAGAAGACTATCACAGAGTCAGTTACAAAAGAACACACTGGTGATAAGAAGGCAACTGCGAAAGCGGAAGCCGATGACAAAACGGACGGTGTCGTCGAACTCGACACAATCCGCAAACTAGCCGGACTTTCAAAATAATAGGAGTTAAGAAATGGCAAATTTATTTGAGAGCAACTGGTCCGCAACCAAGGATGCATTGATGGAAGGTCTTAGTGGCCAACGTCACAAAACTATGGATGTGGTACTCGAAAACGCAAAGCGTCAATTGTCAGAGGCCGCAACCGCAGGTGCAACAGGTGCAGGTTCAGTAGCAACTTTAAACAAGGTAATGTTACCTTTGATCAGAAGGGTTATGCCTTCCGTGATCGCAAACGAACTAGTAGGCGTTCAGCCTATGACTGGTCCAGTAGGCCAAATTCACACATTGCGTGTGCGTTATGCTGAAACAGCCGGTGGTGCAACAGCTGGTGATGAGGCTCTAAGCCCATTCAAGTTGGCACAAAGTTATTCAGGTTCACCAGACGCCACAGCGGCGGCTGAGGGAACAGTTGGTAACAAGATGAGCATTCAGATCTTAAAAGAAACAGTAGAAGCTAAGACTAGACGTCTAAGCGCTCGCTGGACTTTTGAGGCAGCTCAAGACGCCGAAGCAATGCACGGCGTTGACGTAGAAGCAGAAATCATGCAAGCTCTTGCACAAGAGATTGTTGTTGAAATCGACCAAGAAATCATTGGTTCTCTACGTTCGCTCGCAGGTACAGGCGTTAACACATTGGACTTTGGTGCATTAAGCGGCCAGAGTGTATATGTTGGTGACCGTCATGCGGCATTAGCTATTGAGATCAACCGCTCAGCTAACAGAATCGCGGCAAGAACACGTCGTGGCGCTGGTAACTATGTTGTTGTTTCTCCAGAAGCATTAACAGTACTTCAAAGTGCATCTACTTCAACGTTCGCAAGAACAACTGAAGGTAGTTTTGAAGCACCAACAAACACTAAGTTTGTAGGTACTTTGAACGGCACTGTTAAAGTATTTGTTGACAACTACGCGGCAGACGGTACTGACGTATTAGTAGGTTACAAAGGTTCATCAGAAACTGATGCTCCTGCGTTCTACTGCCCATACGTTCCGTTAATGAGCACAGGTCCAGTTATGGATCCAAACTCATTCGAGCCAGTTGTTAGCTTTATGACACGTTACGGATACAAAGAGCTTACTAACACAGCAAGTTCATTGGGTAACGCGGCAGACTACGTTGACCACTTATCGTTGTCAAACGTTGCATTCCAGTAAGCCTTAAAACTTATTAGAATAGGAAAC